CAACTTTAGAAGAATAACAGTTAATACAAAACATTTTAATTTCCTTTCTTAGAATTTTATTCTCTTTTATAAAAAATAAAAAGTAAAGTATTTTTTTGCGTTCCCGGTCTTATCATTTAAAAACAATCGCGTAACCGCGTTCCCGATCTTTTCTGGCAAAAGTTGTTTTGGTATACGGTCTTGATTTTTGGTTGCTTTTATATAGAGAGAATTCTGGGTGAAAAAATAATTAAAAAAATAAACGATTTTGCGGGATCGGGGGAACGCTTCGCTGTTTTTTCCTGCAATTACAATAATTTATGGGCGTTCCTTTTTACCAAGAAAAAGGGGTTTGCGATCCCGACCTTCGGTAACGCCTTCGTAAGTCATTGTTTTTAAAAGGAACTTTGTCTATTTACTTCTTCGTTATAATATGATACAATAAAGTGTATTAAGAGAAATGGTTCTTTTAATATTTCTGAGAAAGGAGGCTCTTATGAGCCACGATACAAAAATAGCGGAGGCCTTAGCAGATGATGCTAAAGCATTCGCGATAAAAGAGAAAGGCGATGAGCTTCTCTCTAGTTATCAATACCACGCCTCTAAGCATTACAGTGCTTTAGGGCATGGTGCGGCAGCTGATGCTCTTAATACAGCTGAGCATTGTGCGGCTGAGCTGAAAGAGCTCGGCTTGCCTGTGCCTAGTTTGCTTGAGGCAGCTAGAGGGTATGAGTTCCATCCCTTTAACCGCTAAAATCCCCGGGGGAGTTTCGGCTCCCCCTTCATTTTTAATATAGGAGTTAAAATGAAATTATATAAATATGAAAATCCAACTTACCATGGCCATTATAAGATGAGCAAAAAAGATGCTCGTCAGCAGGCACGCGAAGATGGTGTCCGCTCTGGTAGAATAATGGAACTGCACTTAGAGGGTGCACAAATCCATGAGACAGTTGCTAATCTTTTAAATCAGGTTGCTGATGGAAAGCAATTGCCAATTTACGCCAAGCATTATAAAGAAGTTGGTCTTATAAAATAGCCAACTAATGGGTGAGCATTGTTAAAGGTGCTCACTCAAAAGTCCCCGGGGGATTTTTCATTCCCTGAAATTAAACTTAGAAAGGAAATTATTGTGGAAAAGCATAACCCAAAAGAAAGACAGATCATTTATTGCGACACTGGCATTTATAGAACTACATGGTGTGGTCCTTTTGCTGTTGCTACAGTTGCTGGCATAGATTACGAGCCAGCTTACCAAACTCTTAAAAAGATAAGAGGCAAGCGACACTGTAAAGGTGTAAGCAATTCTAATATAAAGGTTGCTTGTAAAAGGCTTGGTATTCAAGGTGAGTGGCATAAGTTAGAAAAGCGACGCATCTTTAGAAAGTTCTGGAAAGAAAATTTAGAGCCGGGTAAAGTTTATATTGTTCAGGTTACTAAGCATGTGCTTGTTGTAGACACGAGGGACTGGACAACTATCGATAACCAGAACCCTGAGTGGGTTGCGATGGATGCTTCTCATCATTGGAATAAAAAGTTAGTTCACAATTTCTTTGAGGTTAAAAATCCTAAATTCGAAAGCAAGTGTGATGACCAGTTTAGCTTTGATTTCGATTTAGTTGCATAACACTTTACTTTTTGCCCAAAGGAGAGTATCGTCAAATTGCTCTCCCTAAACTAAAACCCTGCAGAAATGTGGGGTTTCTTTTTTCGTCAAATACGTTTACAGTTACTTTACAGCTTACCACTGCAAACAAAGGTTAAAGGGAGAAAAAGTTGGTTTCAGGAAAAGATAAAAAGATACAAGTGCAAAGGCCAGTTAATAATGGTCGTGCTGTGGAGCCAGAAAAGTGGGATGGTCGGTTTAAATCTGTCGAGCCTTTAAAAAACCAGAAGCCTGCACAACATCGTAACAAAAGAGCAAAGAAGTGGAATCATCCTGCCACGCTTAATTGGATCATGGGTCAAGCAGACCCGGTGGGATTTCTCGCTTCGGTTATGGCAGGCAAAGAACTGTTCCCGGTTTATTCACAAGACGAACAAGGTAATGTGCAAAATATAGGCAAAATTGGTGCAGACCCAGAGTTAAGAATCATGGCAGCTAAAACTTTACTGTCTAAATGCATGCCAGATTTAAAAGCAGTTGAAGTAACTGCACAAATAGAAGAGCGAAAGGTGCTTGATATAAGCAGAATAACAGACAATGACCTCACCACAATTGAACGAGTTCTTGAACACGCTGTCATTGAAGGAAGTCCGAGCGGAGAAGATGAAGAGGAGCCTGAAGGAGTTTACCAAAAACTCTTGGCAGGTGATTGAACCCGGCAGAGACTTCTATGATAATTGGCACATTGACGCAATAAGCGAACATCTTCAGGCTGTTGTTGAAGGTGACATTAAGCGTTTAATAATTAACATCCCACCACGTCACATGAAATCTATCTCGGTTGCGGTTGCTTTACCAGCATGGACATGGACTATTCAGCCGGAGAAAAAGTTTTTGTATGCATCTTATGCAGGCTCACTTTCCATTCGAGATTCTGTGAAGTGTAGAAGATTGCTCGACAGCCGTTGGTATAAAGAGCATTTTGGGGAAACATTTAAGTTAACCTCTGACCAGAACCAAAAGCAAAGGTTCGAAAATGACAAGACAGGAGCTAGGATTGCAACATCGGTTGATGGTGCTTTAACAGGTGAAGGTGGCGACATAATTGTTATTGATGATCCACACAATGTTAGGGAAAGTGAATCATCAGCTGTTAGAGAAGGTGTTCTTGAGTGGTGGGATCAGGCTATGCAAACCCGGCTTAACGATCCTAAGACTGGTGCGTTTATAATTATTATGCAAAGAGTTCATGAAAATGACTTAACAGGACACATTCTCGCCAATCAATTAAATGATGAATGGGATCATCTTTGCATCCCAGCTCGCTATGAGATAGGTCACCCAACCCCACCCAAGTCCCGACTTAACTTTACCGACCCAAGAACACAAGAAGGTGAACTTCTCTGGCCAGAGAGAATAGACGACAAAACATTAGAAAACTTAGAGAGATCTCTCGGCAGTTATGCAGCCGCAGGTCAGCTCCAGCAAAGACCAATGCCCAAGGGTGGTGGTATTCTCAAGGCTGAATGGTGGGTGCCATGGGAAGAAGCTGAACTGCCAAGCATCGAGTATGTATTGCAATCTTGGGACACAGCATTTAGCACAAAAGAGAATTCTTCGTATTCAGCCCGGACAACTTGGGGTGTCTTTAAGAAAAATGGCCAAGTGAATGCATTAGTTTTAGACATGTGGTATGACAGAGTCACTTACCCGGAGCTGCGAAAGATTGCTCAAGAAGCTTATTACGACTACGAACCTGACGCAGTGTTGATAGAAAAGAAAGCGTCTGGCCAGTCATTGTTGCAAGATTTACGCATGGCCGGAATACCAGTGCTTGAATATTCCCCTGACCGAGACAAGCAAGCTAGAGCTCATGCCAGTTCAGCATTATTAGAAGATGGAAGAATTTACTTTCCTTTCGATAAAAAGTGGGCTAAAGATTTAATAGACATATGTGCAGCCTTCCCAGCAGGAGACAATGACGACATAGTTGACACTTGCACACAGGCTTGGCTTAGATTAAGAAAGGGTTGGTTTGTTACTCACTCTGAAGACTATGAAGATGACGAATTTCCTGAAAAAAGAAGGATAACTCTGTATGGCTAGACAACCTGTCTCACTTTCTGAACCTCTCGCTCCCTTCTCGGAAGGATCACCCCCCGACGATTTGCAGGTTGAAGAGATAGAAAATGATGAAGTCCTTATTGGTGATCCCGGTTTAGACACTTCTAGCGAAGAGGAAAGCGACTTCGGCTCTAATTTAGCAGAGCTTTTAGACCCTAAAGAATTAATGCGTAAAGCCTCTGATCTTATTTCAGCTTACACTGATGACCGGGAGGCTCGCTCCGAGTGGGAAGACAGATATAAGAAAGGCTTAGAGACTTTAGAGCCTGATGGTGGATTAGACGAATCAGAAGACGAGCGTGCGACACGCGGTTTGTCGACAGTTGTTCATCCTATGATAGCTGAAGCCGCAACTCAATTCAATGCGAGGGCAATTGCAGAACTTTATCCTTCAGGTGGTCCTGTAAAAACAGTAATTGTTGGCGACCCAGATGAAGAATCAGAAGAGCAAGCTCGCAGAGTTCGCGAGTTTATGAATTACCAGATTACGCAGGAAATGCCAGAATACTTCCCTGACTTAGATCAGATGTTATTTCACCTCCCATTGGTTGGCCAGACATTTAAAAAGGTTTGGTGGGACAGCAACATGGAAAGGCAGTGCTCGCAGTTTGTAAAAGCAGAAGACTTTGTTGTCGCTCCAGAAAGTAAGGATTTATATACCTCGCCACGTTACACGCACGTCATTAGAATGCCGAAAAACGACTATAACAGGTATGTTCAGTCTGGTTTTTACTTACCAGTCGAATTTTACGGTGAAAGCATTGACCCTTCCGGGGATGTTATTGGTGAGATTGAAGGTGTAAATCAATATGGAGACTCCTCTGAAGACGAAGTGATTACTCTTTTAGAGATGCACGTTTACGAAATATTTGATGACATGGATGATGTTGAGCAAAGCGATACCGCAGTTGCCATTCCTTATGTTGTAACCATAGACTATGACAATCAGTCAATTGTAAGCATAAGGCGAAATTGGCGTGAAGATGACGAGCGAAAACTCCGACGTGATTGGTTTGTGTCTTATAAGTTTTTACCCGGTCTTGGCTTTTACGGTTTCGGTCTTTATCATTTAATTGGTGGTCTGGGCAAAGCAGCAACTGGATCACTTCGTGCATTGCTAGATTCAGCAGCATTTGCTAACATGCAAGGTGGCTTTAAGCTTCGAGGCAGGGTTAGTGGTGGTGATGTACAAGTAAACCCCGGTGAGTTTGTCGACTTAGATGCAACAGTAGACGATGTAAATAAAGCGATTATGCCTTTGCCATTTAAAGAGCCCAGCGGTTCTTTGTTTAATCTTTTAGGTTTTATTGTCCAAGCTGGACAAAGGTTTGCTAGTACAGCAGATCTTAATGTTGGGGATGTAAACCCAAATGCACCTGTGGGTTCGACAGTGGCCTTGATCGAACAGGGTTCTAAGTCTTTCTCCGCTATCCATAAAAGGTTGCATTATGCTCAGGGGCAAGAGTTCAAACTGCTCGCTGATCTCAATGCTGAAAACTTGCCTGAAGTGTTTACATTCGCGTTGTCCGGAAGCAGCGAAGAAGTTTTTGCAGCGGACTTCAACGATCGCATTGATGTTATCCCAGTCAGCGACCCCAACATATTTAGCACTGCCCAGAGAATAGCACAAGCACAAGCTGTCCTAGAAATGGCAAAAGCTGCTCCTCAGCTTCACGATATGTATGAGGCATTTAAAAGAATGTATGAGGCAATTCGCATACCTAATATCGACGAGATACTAAAAAGACCTGAAGAAGCTGTTATGATGGATCCGATTGACGAGAACATGTCGGTAATGTATGGCAAGCCAATTCGAGCCTTTGTTGAGCAAGACCACGACTCTCACATCGCAGTTCACATGCAGTTTTTACAAGACCCCTCCCTAGGAGGAAACCCCGGTGCTCAACAAATGCAGCCAATATTAATTGCTCACATCGCTGAACACATCGCTTTACTTTATCGTGTTAGGATGGAGCAGAGTGTTGGTGTTCCACTACCTACATTGCCTGACTTTAGAGATCCTGACTTTAAATTCGAAGATGTTAATCCAGAGCTAGACAGACTAATAAGCCAAAGAGCCGCACAAGTTGTCCAAGAAGCACCGCAAATGCAACCTATCCCTGCAATTCAGCAAGCTATGCAACAGGGTCAGCAAGGAAACCCATTACAATATGCACAACAACTTGCCCAGCTTGAAACCGAAGCTCTCAAAGCTCGCACGCAATCTCAAATTGAAGCAGACCAAGCTAAAGCACAGTCCTCAATTCAAATTAAACAAGCTGAAGCACAGCAAGATATGCAAATAGAGCAGATGAAAGCACAACAAGACTTACAGGCTAAAATACAAAAGTTAGAGGCTGACTTACAATTAGAGCGTGAAAAGAACGCCTCTAAGATACAATTAGAACGCGAGAAGAATCAAGCCGAGATGCAAATGGAGGCTGTTAAAAATGTCACCGAATGATATTTTAGAATCCATTAGGCCAATTAATCCTTCTGCATTTGGTATGACACGAGAGCAAGCGATGATGATGCAGCAAGGTCAGCCAATGCCTCAACAAGTTCAACCACCAGCAAGCTCCCCTATGCAAGGTGGACTGGACATGAACCAGTACCTTATGCAGAAGGTGCAAGATATTAAGAAGAGAATGGGGCAAGATGATATGGGTGCATTAAGCAATGTCACCGCAGCAATGCCCAAACCCAGAATGCAAGGAGTGTAATTATGGCATATAGTGACTTAGGTATGAGTCCGGGGCAAGCCCAAGCAATGGGTGGAGGTTATCAAGGTGGTGACACAGTAGAAAATCCTGGTGGCTTTGCAGAAAGTTTAGGAGAAGCACCAGAGGGAAAGCCAGAGCAGAACATAGTTCAGAAAACTGTTAATGTTGTTAAAGGTTTATTTAGCGATGCTGGTCAGAAATCAAAACAAAAATATGGAATTAAAGGAACAGGAATTCCCTCTAGCCAGAACTTTTTCCAAAAAAATAAAAACATACAAGCCTTGCTGGATAAAGACTACACAATAAGTAAATCAGGCAATACTCTTTACGCACCTTATAATGAAAATTTAATTTCTGCCAGAGAAATCGCTGAAAACGAATTTACAGGCATTCCCAATGAAGTTGCATTTCGCAGCACAGCTGCCAGTATTAATCCTGAAACAGGCATGATGTTTAGTGGTGGTGTTAAAGGTGGAGCATTAGATAGATTAACCAGCTCAATGATAACACCTTCACGTGCAAAGCAAAATATATCTAGAACGAATAAGTATAAAGCACAAAGCGACGCAGCTTTAGCAGGCTTATTAACACCTGAACAACGTGAGGCAAACAAAAAATCTAGCTTTTTCGGTTTCGATTTAGATGGTGACGGTAATC